CCAAGAGGTTTTTACCAGTGGGCAGTAGAGAATAAATACGATGTAGGTCCGCAAGATCACCCCTTAGAACAAGCACATATAGACGCATCCAAATTGATGCAGGAGAAATTCAATGAATTGGTTAAAAAGCATATACAACAGAATTAAGTTAGAAATAAGCTATCGCAAGAAATTAAAAGAGTTGCGTAAAAGAGATCCTTTTATCTACAAATGATCTTAACAGTAGGCGATAGTTTTACATATGGTGAAGAACTGACTAACAGAACTTTGGATGCATGGCCGTATGTATTGTCTCGATTATTAAGCAATGAAGTATTAAACTTAGGTAAAGGTGCTGGTAGTAATCAATATATAGTTCGCACAGTAATCGAAGAAACTGCTAAACAAAAGTTTGATTTAGTTATCATTGGGTGGAGCGATACTAGCAGAATTGAAACGTGGACTAACGGTATGCCTATTTGTATTAATCACAATGGCCGTCGCGGTATACCGTGGGTACCAGCATATTACAAGTACAGCTATGATGAAAAGTTTAGTTTTCGCACATGGTTTACGCAGGTATTAGTATTACAACAATATCTAATTAGTATCAATCAACCGTATTTATTTGTAAATGTTGCAGGATTGCAAGGTCACTTTGAATTATACAAAGATGATTTTTTGTTCTTGTGGGACAAATATAAAGTTGAAAATTATGTAGGTTGGCCAATTAATGGCATGTTAGAGTTTCAGGGCGATTGTCCCAAAGGTCCAGGCGGTCATCCTCTAGAATTAGGACATCAACGAATAGCAGAAAAAATCAATGAACATATTAGGAATCTCGGCTGGCTTCCATGATGCTGCCGCTACAGTATTAAACAATCAAGGTGAAATCTTATTTGCTGGGCATTCAGAACGCTACAGCAGAATCAAGAACGATCCCAACATTGACACAGGACTTATTGTAGATATCCGCGGCTACTGTAGTTATAACGATATTGAATCGATTGCCTACTACGAAACTCCCTGGAAGAAACAACTACGACAATTATACAGCGGGCAAGGCTTTGAATGGAATAAACTAAGTGCTCGTCGGATTGTGCAGGATCAACTACACTCAATGCTAACACACAAGGTTCCTGTTATTACTTGCAATCATCATTTAAGTCACGCGGCCGCAGGATTCCAAACAAGCCCATTTGATCGTGCTACAGTGGTTGTTATTGATGCTATAGGTGAATGGGACACTATCAGTATTATTGGTGCAGAGTACGTTGATGGTCGTGCAACGTATAAAGTATTATGGAAACAAAAGTATCCACATAGCATCGGCTTGTTCTATACAGCAATGACACAAGAAGCAGGACTAAAGCCCAACGAAGATGAATATATCTTAATGGGCATGAGCGCATATGGTAGTCGGGTAGCAAGCGCCTGGATGAAGATGCGGTTAGTGGCCGATGAGAATGAAGTGATATTCAGAGAAAACTTACATACCGGATCCAATTACGAGTGGGGCAGACATTTTGACGACAAAGACGTTGCCAGTTCTGCACAGGATTTATGTGAGAATTTGATATATAATGTAATGCGTCGTGCAAAGGATTTTAACTGGAGCACGAACTTGTGTTACATGGGCGGTGTTGCCCTTAACTGTTTAGCTAATAGAAACCTCGGTGAGTATTTTGAAAAAATTTGGATCATGCCTAATCCTGGCGATGCTGGTAGTAGCCTTGGTGCAGCCGCGCTTGCTTACGGCGGACGAGTTGAGTTTAAAGACGCATTTCTTGGTACAGACATTAGCGGACCGTACCCTGTCAATGCCGTCCTTGATAGTTTACTCAGCGATAAAATCACTGGAGTTGCTTCCGGAAGAGCAGAATTTGGACCCAGAGCTCTCGGCAACCGAAGTCTCCTTGCCGACCCAAGAGGACCCGATATAAAGGATCGAGTAAATGCAATTAAAAAACGACAAGAATTTAGACCTTTCGCCCCAATTATTTTGGAGGAGCATGTTAATGATTATTTTAATATGCCTCGTAGCTTCGTTAATACTAGGTATATGCAAGTCATCGGTACTTGTCGGTATCCTGACTTATTTCCTGCTATCGTTCATTATGATGGGACTAGTCGTATACAGACAGTACCAAAAGATGGTTCGGGAATCCGCGAACTACTAGAAAAGTGGTATGTGGTAACAGGCTGTCCTATGTTACTTAACACTAGCTTAAACATCAAAGGCGAGCCATTAGTAAACACCCGTGCAGATGCTGAAGCATTTGAAAAACATTATGGAGTAAAAGTACATTCCTAAATGTTAGGTTAATGGCATAAATGTTAGGTTAATGGCACAGAATGATAAATATCTATGCAGGAGAAAAGATATGGACTCATTCGTTTATAAATGGACAAATAAAACATTAAACAAGATTTACGTAGGATTTCACAAAGGGACAGAGACCGATGGATATGTATGTTCCTCTGCGTCGAACAAATTTTGGGAAGATTTTAATAACCCCGAATATATTTGGCAGAGAGAAATATTATATAAAGGTACTATGAAAGAATGCCAGGAATACGAAAGTTCTCTATTAGATAAGTTAGATATTACGTCAGAGGATATTTATAACCAGAGAAATAATATAATGTTTAATTTAGACGATGAAGTAAGAACTAAATTAAGCAAATCTGCTAAAAAAAGAAATCAAAACCCAGAATATATCAAAAAATTGAGAGACGCATCGGTTGCCCTATGGAAAGACCCTGCACATAGAAAAAGAATAACCGAAACGCACACAGGGAAAACCGTAAGCGCAGAGACCAAAGAAAAAATACGACAAGCCCGTACAAAGCAAATTATTACTAAAGAATCTCGGGAAAAATCTGCAAATACTATTAAATCAAAATCTAACGTAGTATGCCCGCATTGTAAAACAGAAGGCAGATACCCGGGGAGTATGAAAAAACATCATTTTGATAATTGTAAGGAGAAATTATGAGTTTTGATTGGAAGGCACCAACAACTATGCTACTCGGGAGGTGGCAACCATGGCATGCAGGCCATCGTGCGCTATTTGATCGTGCCGTTGCTAAAACTGGACAAGTGTGTATTATGATTCGAGACTGTGAAGGATGGAATGACAGTAATCCTTTTAAAAAAGAAGAAGTAGAAAACTTTATACACGCAAACTTAAAGGAAAAATATGACGGACAGTATTGCATTTTATTTGTTCCTAACATTACAAATATCACTTATGGTCGTAATGTTGGTTATAAAATTGAAAACGAAGTATTCGACGAAGATACCCACGCAATCTCAGCAACCGATATTAGAAAGTCGATGGGCCTCAAATGACAAAAAAAATACTTGTGATGGGACTACCGGGCTCTGGTAAAACTACACTGAGTCAAGAACTAGTTAAGAAGTTGATGCTTAACCACACAGTTGCGTGGTTTAATGCAGATACAGTACGTGAACAATTTAACGACTGGGACTTTAGTGTAGAAGGAAGAACACGACAAGTTGAGCGTATGAGTAAGTTAGCAGATGAATCCAATGCAGACTTTGCTATATGTGACTTTGTGTGCCCTACAGAAGAACTGAGAAAAATATTTAAAGCAGATATTTTAATCTGGATGGACACAATTGAAGCAGGTCGATTTGAAGATACCAACAAGGTATTTGTTAAACCTACTAGTGCTACTTACCACGTAACTGATTGGTCTGATAAATGGGTTCGAGCAATTGCCGCAGACTTAACACAAGCACCTAGTGATAGCAATTTACGCAGTATAGTAAAAGCCATAAGTTGGCGTACTCTTGGAACGTTTGATACCTTTGTGCTTAGTTGGTTAATTACTGGCGAAGTTAAACTGGCTGTGGCCATTGGCGGAACGGAAGTATTTACCAAGATGTTCTTGTACTGGGCCCACGAGCGTGTATGGAATAAAATTAAATTTGGAAAAACTACCTAAGATATTCAGGCATAGCATTTTTAAGATTAGTAACTAGTTCGTTCCAACAGTCATCTAAGAATTCGTTACTATAAAATCTATTATAATTGTGATCTAGTACTTCTTGCATATCAATTAACATGTCCTGCAATTCTTCTAAGCTATATGCACAGATCTTATTCATAGTATTACCAATTGCAGTCATGCGCTCAATGGGATCTTCTATATCGTCATAACTTTCGTCGATCCACTTATCAAATGTTTTAAATCCATACTCACGTAGGTATTTTAAATTATGTGCAGGCCCTACTAATACAAAAGGCATTTTACTTATAATAGGTTTAAATATTTTTTCTGTTAGATGGTGTTTACTTTCCCAGTAGCAGGTTTCAGTTACCAAGTAGCAAAAACTTTCTTGGGTTTCTTTTACTGCACTTAATACAAAACTATGATTTGGAATAAATGCTTGGTCTTGATAATCGATGCGTAATGGCAATGATATATTTGCAATATTTGCTTCTGCTTCTGTAGCAAGTTCGGCCGTAATTAACTTGTTGGTAACTGCCAGTGCTAAGTTTTCTTGATATGTGCCACCATCGGGACATACATCATTATAACTAACGTAACCTTGATCTAGTAGATCTCGTTTGCATAGTTCGTTAATCAGTATAGTACGATATACTCGTGTGCTACTGGTTAACCGATTAAACGAAATATATTTTTTGGTTAATTTACGGTCTGCCGGCGCTACCAAGTCGGCACAATAGCGATACCCGCGGAACCAATCGTGTGCAGCAAATGCATGATGGAAGTAGTAGGCAGTTTCCCATTTGTATTTTTCTTTAAGTTTATCTAATGGTACACTATTTTTTTCGGTCGTAACAAGAACAAATGGGGCGGCATAGTTGTTTTGGATATAATCAAACAAGCCGTGATTATATTCACCATAAATTGGTTCTTGGTCGTAGAAGATAAACATTGGGTTATTGTATACTGTTTGAGCAGGATCAAATGGGTCAAACGATGGGTGAACATCGTCGGATATGCGCTCTACATTCTCTGGTTGAGTTGAACCATAAGGTGTTAGGTAAATTAGCCGTCGATATGCTACAATGTTTTTTAATTGCAGGAAAATGTTTTCGTAATGACTATGGATATTATACATGTTTGATGTTTTTTATTGTGGACCAAAACCGGGCTTGTTTGCTTTTGAACAACCTGCGACTAGCCTTGAGGATGCGGCCAGTAAGAGTAGAACAACATACTACTGGTATATTTATGGACTCAATGATTACACAGGATTTGATTTTGATTATGTTCCTGTTCCGTGGCAAAGTCAATTTATTCATGTATGGCCCAATCAGTATCAACCCAACGGAGAAGTGTACCTAGCGCAAAAGACCAACAGTGGCGAGTTCCATTTCCATAGTGAACAAGGTGTGCATAGACTGCCGGACCCTACCTACTGGAATATTCCCAACACCGTGGATCCCGCAAGCATTGATTGGCGTTGGTGCCCGGACCCAGCAGATCCTCCTTACAATTATGTGTTTGGTAACCAATGGCATCCTGGCACAATAGATCCTACTGCTACGTATTGTATTCCTGGCGCTACAGAATCTAAGTTCGTGCATGACTTTGTTGTAACTGTTAAGCCCAACATGGAACGATGGGAAATCCTAGACGATATCACTGGATTTGATTATAGTTGGAAACCAGATCCTACAGAGCCTCCTTACATTTATGTATTTGGTAATCAATGGCTAACTCCTGAACAACGTCCTGCACTACAATATCGGGTAGCTGGAGCCACACAATACAAATACCTAGATGAACCTAAAGCAACACGCATGGACCATCCTGGTAAGTTTAAGACACATTATCTCTGTGAGTTCGATTACTCGTGGGAGCCTGATCCCGGAAGCCCTCCTTACAATTATGTGTTTGGTAACCAGTGGTATCCTGGCGAAGTTATGCCCACGGTAGAATATCCCATGATAGGTGCAACAGAAACCAAGTTCATGGATATACCTGCTAGGCTATTAGAGAAACATGATAATCACTGGCATACACTAGTAGATTGTGAGTTTGATTATAGTTGGCTACCAGATCCGGGCGATACACCTTACATATATGTGTTTGGTAACCAGTGGTACCCTGCAGAAGTAATGCCCACAGTAGAATATACTGTACCCGGGGCAACTGAACGCAAGTACATGGATGTAAATCCTGCTCGGCTAATAGCAGATATGTCTCTATGGACCGTCCCCGAGGAAATTGATCAAACTAATATAGACTTTACATGGTGTCCGCATCCTAACGATGAACCCTACATACATCACTTTGGGTCAGACTATCAGATTAGTACCGGACTCATGTATACAGTCCCTGGTGCAACAGAGCCCAAGTTTGAAAGCGAGCCTCCTAAATTAGAAAAAGAAAAGACTGCGGTTACTGCGCTAGATATCTTCTTTATAGATAAGAATAACGCTACAGCACAGACCAGATTCGAACTGTTAAAACAGAAGTATCCTAAAATACACAAGGTACGTTATGCCAACAACATAATGGATACTATCAGTCGTTGTGTTACCCGTGCAAAGACCAATAAGTTCTGGATCGTAAGTAGTGAATATAACTACACCAACTTTGATTTTGCATGGCATGCAGAACCCTGGCAAACCTACATGACTCATGTATTTCCAAGCCAACATCAGAAGTGGTCCGATACATTCTTAATAAACAAATTTGAATTTAACAGACATACCAAGTGGGCAACTACCTTAGAACAATTTCCTAACTTGAACTTTGTAACAGATCAAACTGTAAGCAAGCCGGATAACCTGCATAATATCTATTATGTTGATCACGGTAATCCTACTAGCCGTCACCAATATGAATACTTACGCACTCAGCACCCTGATATTGTCATGACACGTTTCGTAGACAATTATCTAGATACGTTTAAGCGTATTATGACAACAGCGGAAACGGAATACGTGTGGATTGTTAACAGCGTATGCGATTACACCCAATTTGATTTTACATGGCAACCCGAGCCTTGGCAAAAAGAAATGATTCATGTATTCCCTAGCGGTATGGAAGATCGTGGAGACACATTCTATATACACGTAGAATCATTTAAGAAACAAATGATTGAATTAGACCTACTAGATTGGTTTAATGTTATCAATTATTGTCATGACCAAGTGGTGGAACGATTTGATGCACCTGTGCATTATTACGACACAGACGATCTTGTAACCGAAATTAAAAACTACAAGTTTGAAACTCCCTATGTGACATTTACAAACCAAAAAGATATACAGATAGTAATTGCACCCTGCTTATGGACCAAGAAAGACCGCGTAGTTCAGCGGTTATCGCGTGCCGGAGCTACCTGTGTAGTACCAAGAGATATCAAGGCTGATTTGAAGACGCAAATCTACGATTACCCCTTCATTAGTGACAAGAAACCTATACTAAACGACTACTTTGGCAGCCGCAAAGTTGGTGGCCTAGACATAGTATACATTAGTAACGGCGAACCAGATGAAGAACGTTGGTACGATCATTTATGCTATCAAAGTAACCATTGGGCAAAATGGGTACGTGGTGTTAATGGGCGTACAGCCGCTTATCAAGAAGCTGCACGTCAAAGTTCAACACCCTGGTTCTTTGCGGTGTTTGCCAAGTTGGAAGTTTTGGGTAATCAATTCCCCTGGTACGACTGGACTCCAGATTACTTCCAAGAGCCCAAACATTATATCTTCAACAGTCGTAACCCTGTAAATGGATTAGAGTATGGGCATCAGGGAGTAATTTGTTATAACAAGCGACTAGTGCTAGAAAACAATAACCCGGGCATTGACTTTACACTAAGTCAACCACACGAATCAGTTCCTATCCTAAGTGGCATAGCACACTATAATCAAAGTGAGTGGATGACATGGCGTACTGCGTTCCGCGAAGTAGTTAAGTTAAAACACTTTATGGCAACTGACCCTACCGTAGAAACAGAACATCGTTTACGTGTATGGTCAGATGAGAATTATCTTAAACATGCAGAATTTGCTGAGTGGAGTGTGCGTGGCGCACTAGATGCTATTGCTTACTATGATGAAGTTGGTGGAGACTACGAGCGGTTAAAACTGAGTTTCGAATGGGCCTGGTTGGAACAACGTTTTAATTCAAGTAAGCGGTAATACTGTCAACTACATGTTCTACTTCGTAGTTGGTCATTTCGGGATAGATCGGAAGGCTTAATGCTTCTTGTGCGTGAGCACTACTACCACGCATTAAATCTCGTGCGTAATCAATATAATCCCACCCCACTGGATGTTCAAATAAAGGTTGCTCGTAATGTATCTTAGTTTCGATACCTTTACTAGCTAAGTAACCTTGCATTTGACTACGATTGCCTGTACGCATAACAAATTTGTGCCAGGCATGTTCTACATCTTGATTAGGCAACATAACATCTACCCAATCAGTTAAGTGTTCTGCATAGTAATCGGCAATTTCTGCACGACGGCGTTGCCATGTATCAAAGTATTTTAACTTAACTAACATTTGAGCACAATCAGATTCTGACATCTTGCTGTTGGTTCCAGCAAAGTCGTGACCTGCAATCTTACCATTATCACGTAACGATAAACATGCTTGATAGATATCGTAATTGTCGGTTAATATCATGCCGCCTGATCCGTAATTGGGTAAGTTCTTTGTAGGATCAAAACTAAGCACACTAACATCGCCTAGTTTACCACTAGGGATACCGTTATATGTAGCACCAAAAGATTGTGCCGCATCTTCAATAATCATAACATCTTCATTAAAGAACTTGGTTACGTTTAGTAATCGATCGTAATCTAATACATTACCAAATATATTAACGTACATAACAGTATCAACATTGCCATCTAATGCATAATCGATACTGTCAATATCTAATAGGGCATTGTGATCTACATCACAGTATACAGGTTTATTGCCAGCCATTAGTACAGAGTTAAGTGTAGCAATAAAACTAATACCCGGAATCATTATGTTTTCAAAGTTTTCGCTACGTGATGTAGCCATTTGGGCAAACACAAGAGCTTGTGTCCCGGAGTTAACTGCTACTGCATATTGACGCATACAACGTTGAGCTATATGTCGTTCAAACATCTGGGTATAAGGACCATCTAACACATGT